GCCCGCGCCAATCCGCTGGCTAGTTAAACACTGGCTACAGGAAGCCGCGCTGATCATGGTGCACGGCCCGTCAGGTGGCGGCAAGACCTTCGCCGTGCTGGACTGGAGCCTGCACATCGCGTCGGGTCGCACCGACTGGCATGGCCATCGCGTCAAGCCCGGCCCAGTGGTCTATCTGGCCGGCGAGGGCCATCACGGCTTGCGCAGCCGCGTTGCCGCGTGGAAGCAGCACCACAAAGCCGGCACGCTGGACATGTGGATTTCCAAAACCGGCACGGACCTGAACACGCCAGAGGGGTATCAGAGGGTGGTCGATGCCATTCGCGCGCTGCCGCACCCACCCAGCCTCATAAATGTCGACACCCTGCATCGCTTCCTGTTCGGCGATGAGAATAGCTCAGTCGATGCCAAGACGATGATCGACGCCTGCGCGGCTCTCATGCGGGAGTTCAGCTGCTCCGTACTCCTCGTCCACCACACCGGCGTTGCCGACGAGGCCCAGCACCGGGCGCGCGGATCGTCCGCATGGAAGGGCGCGCTCGAGATCGAGATCAGCGTCGTCCCCGCCAAGGGCGATACGCCAATCCAGATCGTGCAGCGCAAGTCCAAGGATGCCGAAGAGGCCGAGCCGGTCTACGCAAACCTCCAGTCCGTCGCCATCAACGGCTGGCTGGATGAGGACGGCGAGCCGGTTACCAGCGCTGTGCTTGTAACCGCAAAGGCACCGCCAGAGCGGAAGAAAGCGGGGCCGGAGGATAAGGCATTCAGCAATTTTTGCGATGCGTGGTGGGATAGCGGCGCGGAAAATCCAGACGGCTGCCCCTACATCAGCCGCAGCGCATGGCTGGCATATCTTGAACAAAACTCGCCCGGCAAGGCAGAGCGCACATTGCGGAATCGCATTGATCCAAGCCGGTCTGACAGCATCACAGCGATATTAATTCACGCCGGAATTATGGAGCGGCACCGCGAAGGCTATCGGGTTATTTCTGGCGATCATGCCGGCCAACTGAACTTGGCCAAGAAGTCAGACATGGCCCCTAATGGCCCCTAAACCGGCCCCTGGGGAAATAGGGGCCAAGGGGGCAAAAAGCCGCTTTTCCGGCCCCTCCCTGCCCCTATATTCCTTAAGGAATAGGGGCAAAGGGGCCAAGCGGTGCGGAACATTTTAAGGTGGAAGTTTTATGTTTGAGATTGGAATGAATGTCGTGGTGCTAGATGCCGCCAATCTGCTTTGTGAGGCTGGTGATGATTGATCAGGTTTTGGGTGATGGCGTCGGTTCGTGGCGCGATATCGAGGGATATGCTAGACTGGTCGCAGATCGGCTGGAGAGCAGCCAAAGCATGGTGGAGGATTGATCATGGCGCAGGGTGTGAACATTCGCAGCGCACAGCTGGCTGACCTCATCATTGAGGAACTCACGTCAGGCAAGCCGCTGCGGCAGATCTGTCGTGAGCAGAGCGTTGGCAAAAGCGCGGTGTACGATTGGCTGGATGATGACGCGGAGTTCCTCGGACGCTTCACGCGTGCGCGCGAACGCGGCGGTCACGAGATCGCCGACCAGTGCATCGAGATCGCCGACGATCAAGAGGAGGACCCCGCCTCGCGCCGGGTGCGCGTTGAGACGCGGCTGAAGCTGCTGGCGAAGTGGCATCCTACTCGGTACGGCGAACAGTCGAAGCTGGCGCTGACTGGCCCGGACGGCGGCGCGATCAAAACTGAGGCGGTGGGCGTGTCTGCGGACGACATGCGTAAACTGACCGAGGCGCTGCTGCAGCGGCCGACGATCAAGAGCGACGCCACATGATATCGATGCTGCACATCCTTGAAACGGACCTCGACGATGATCTTGATCCCGTTGATGGCAGCTGGGAGTTCGTCGGGTTGGTGAAGTGGGCGATGGAGATCCTAAGCACCGAGGGGCCCGGGTTCTTCTACTGCGAGCGTGACGGCACCTACCTGATCGTCTGTCTCGATGGCGCGTTGGGTCCTTGCATCACGGTCCAATGACCCCCATTGTGGGTGGGTGAGCGTCGACACCGCCATACTGAGCCAGCTCAACCCGCAGCAGGCTGCCTTCCTGTTCTGGCAAAACCGCTGGACTGATACGGCGCGCGCCAACCAGATCCCTGAGTTTGTGGCGCCGACCGGCTTCGTCGAGATGGGCTACCTCGCCGGTCGAGGCTTCGGCAAGACGCGCGTGGGTGCAGAATGGCTGGCGCGTCAGGTCTATCTCGACCCTGAAGGTTACGACAGCGCGGTGATCGCGCCCACCTATCAGGACGTGAAGTTCGTCTGCTTTGAGGGTGAGAGCGGCCTGCTGTCCGTCATCCCGCCTGAGCTGATCAAGGCGCACAACAAGACAGACCTCGTCATCGAGATGTACAACGTCACCGGCGGCGTCAGCTCGATCCGAGGCTTCACGGCCGAGAAGCCCGAGCGTTTGCGGGGCCCACAAAACGCACGGCTGTGGTGTGATGAATTGGCCGCCTGGCAGTACGACGACGTGTGGGATATGGCGATGCTCGGATTGCGGCTGGGCCAGAAGCCGCAGGTGCTGTGGACGACCACGCCCAAGCCCAAGGAACTGGTGCGCCGGTTGGTCGCCAAGAAGCCGGGCCGCGTGATTGTCACCGGCTCAACCTACGACAACCGCGCCAACTTGCCTGACGTGTTCTTCGACCAGCTGGCGGTCTACGAGGGAACCACGCTCGGCCGTCAAGAGCTACACGGCGAGCTCTTGGATCCAGAGGAATCTGGAATTGTCAAGCGCAGCCAATTCAGGCTGTGGCCGCACGACAAGCCGCTGCCGCGCTTCGACCTCGTGGTCATGTCGCTCGACACGGCGTTCACCGAGGCCACCACCGACAAGCGATCGGGAGATGCTGACCCGACAGCCTGCACGGTGTGGGGCGTGTTCCACCACGAGAAGCGAAATAATGTACTCCTGCTGGACTGCTGGGAGGAGCGCTTGGGGCTCCCGGATCTGTTGCGCCGTGTGCGTCGTGAGCTCAATACGGCATACGGGGACGACGATGACACGGCGCTGATCAAGCCGCTGTTCGGCAGCGGAAAGCCCACCACGTCCGGCCGCAAGCCCGACATCTTGCTGATCGAGGACAAGGGCAGCGGCATCAGCCTGCGCCAGATGCTCGAGCGCGAGGGCATTGAGGCCTACGCCTACAACCCGGGCCGCGCCGACAAGCTGACCCGCCTGCACATCGTCTCGCCCATCTTCGCACGCAAGATGGTGTGGCTGCCCGAGAGCGCCAAACATCCGGGCCAGCCACGCAACTGGGTCGACCCGCTACTGCACCAGCTGTGCAGCTACACCGGGCCCGGTAGCATCAAGCACGACGACTTCGTGGACAGCACCAGTCAGGCTCTCAGGCTGATGATGGACAAGCGCCTACTGGATGCGGTACAAGCCAAAAAAGATGAACCGTCTGGGCCTCCGCCCAAGCCGGTTGCCAATCCGTACGCTGCATAGGAGCGGGCATGGAAGACGATGATGATCTGCCCGAAACCGAAGTGGTTGATCTGGGCGAGGCCGACGACGAGGACGTGATCGACACGCCCGACGGCGGTGCCATCGTCCGACTGGACGACGATGACGATCTCGCGCCGCGCAGCGACGACTTCCTCGCCAACTTGGCCGAGGAGATGCCCGAGAGCGAGCTTCAGTCGCTGGCGCAGACGTACCTCGACCTGATCAGCAAAGACAAGGAAGCGCGCAAGAAGCGCGACGAGCAGTACGAGGAGGGCCTGCGCCGCACCGGTCTGGGCGACGACGCGCCCGGCGGCGCGCTGTTCAATGGCGCCACCAAGGTGGTGCACCCGATGCTGACCGAGGCCTGCGTCGACTTCGCCTCGCGCGCCATCAAAGAGCTTTTCCCGCCGCAGGGTCCCGTCAAAGACTTCATCCCCGGCGAACCCACGGGCGACAAGGTCAAGAAGGCCAAGCGCAAGACCCAGTTCATGAACTGGCAGTTGACCGTGCAGTCCAGCGAGTTCCGCGCCGAGCTTGAGCAGCTGCTCACTCAGGTGCCGCTGGGTGGGGCTCAATACATGAAGGTCACGTGGAACGAGGCGCGCAACCGCCCCGACTTCCTGTTCGTCGCGATCGACGACCTTCACCTACCGTTCGCCGCGACGAACTTCTACACGGCGCAGCGCAAGACGCACGTGCAGTACCTGACGGCCGTGGACTACCAGCGCCGCGTCAAGAGCGGCATGTACCGCGACGTTGACCTCGGGCCGGTCAGCATGGAGCCCGACTACAGCGTCGCCGAGAAGGCGAACAACAAAATCGAGGGCCGCGAAGAGACTTCCTACAACGAGGACGGCCTGCGCACGATCTTCGAGGTCTACACCATCGCCGCCATTGAGGGCGATGAGGCGCTGCCGTACATCATCAGCATCGACAAGCCGTCAGGCAAGGTGCTGAGCATCTACCGCAACTGGGACGAGATCGACAAAGCGCAGGAAGAGCTGCAGTGGTTCGTCGAGTTCCCGTTCGTGCCGTGGCGCGGCGCGTACCCCATCGGCCTGCCGCACATGGTCGGCGGTCTGGCGGCCGCGTCGACGGGCGCCCTGCGCGCCCTGCTCGACAGCGCGCACATCAGCAACAGCCAGACGATGCTCAAGTTGAAGGGCGGCAGCAAGGGCGGCCAGAGCCTCGAGATCCAGCCGACGCAGGTGATGGAGATCGAGGGCGGCATGGCTGCGGACGACATCCGCAAGCTGATCATGCCGCTGCCGTACAACCCACCGTCCGCGGTTCTGTTCCAGTTGCTTGGCTTCCTCGTTGACGCGGGCAAGGGCGTTATCCGCACGACCATCGACGACGTGGCCGACGGCAACCCGAACGCGCCGGTCGGCACGACGCTCGCCAAGATCGAGCAGGGCATGGTCGTGTTCAGCGCCATCCACGCGCGCCTGCACAACGCCATGGCCAAGCTGCTGGGCATCCTGCACCGCCTCAACGCCATGTACCTCGACGACGAGGACACAGACGCCGAGATCGGCGAGGAACTGGCCACGCGCGCCGACTTCGAAGGCCCGCTCGACGTGGTGCCGGTGTCCGACCCGAACATCTTCAGCGAGGCGCAGCGCTTTGCGCAGGTGCAGGCGGTGGCGCAGCGCGCGGCCGCGATGCCGCAGCTGTACAACCAGCGCAAGGTCGAGGAGCGCATCCTCGAGACGCTCAAGATCCCCAACGCCAAGGAACTGCTCAACCCGGCGATGGAGCCGAGGGAGCAGAACGCCGTCAACGAGAACGTGGCGGCGACCATGGGCCGCGCGATCGTGGCCTTCCCGGAGCAGGACCACATTGCCCACCTCAAGACGCACCTCGCCTACCTGATGTCGCCGGCGCTGGGCATGAGCCCGCTCATCGCGCCGGCCTTCATCCCGGCCATCCTGAACCACATGAAGGAGCACATCGCGATGTGGTACGCCGCGAGCGTGTTCGACCTCGGCACCGAGGCAACGGGCGGCGTGGATCTGGGCGACCTGCTCAAGCAGCTGAAGACCCCCGACGACAAGCGCGCCTTCGACGGCATGCTGGCCGAGGCCTCGCAGACTGTGGCACAGACGGCGGGCAGCGTGTTCGCGTCGCTGCCGCCCGTCATCCAGCAGGCGCAGCAGGTCATGCAGTCGTTCGCGCCGCAGCCGCCCGTCGATCCGAGCGTGCAGCTGGCGCAGGCGCAGCTGCAGGCGCAGGCCCAGCGTGACGCGCAGCGTGCGCAGATTGACGCCCAGCGCCTGCAGCTCACGGCCGCGCAGACCCAGCAGAAGGCGCAGATCGATGCGGCCAAGCTGCAGCAGGACGCCGCCGCCGACCAGCAGCGCGCTCAGATCGATGCGGCCCGCATGCAGCAGGACGCGCAGCAGGAGCAGGCGCGGGTCGCGCTGGCGCAGCAGGTCGAGCAGCAGGAGACAGAGCGCAAGCTGGCTGAGATGCAGGTGCGTCAGGCGATGAACACGCAGGACAACCTGACGGCCATGGAACTGGCGCAACTCGAAGTCGAGACGGGCGAGCGCTTCAGCGTCAGCACCGGCACCGGCATTAACCCGTAAGGAGAAGACCGACATGAAGGACACTAAGGGTAAGCCGGTCGGCAACGACGGCATCAAGATGCACAAGCGTCTGGCGATGGGTGAAGCCGTCGAGACCGGTGCCGGCAAGGGCGCACTGGGCGGCAAGAACTCGCCCAAGACGCCTGCATGAGAATTGAGGTTCTGCTGCAGCGTCTGGAGCAATCGCAGGCCGATTTGGCACGCGATGCGCTGGAGCAGCCTCAAGGCCGCGATACGTTCGAGTACGGGCGTGTCGTCGGCATTTACGCTGGTCTCGAGCTTGCCAAGACCGTGTTGCTAGACATGGTCGCGGAGAAAGAGCGAAAAGACTTTAATCTCTAACCCCTTGAGCGGAGGAGCACCCGTGCAAGACTACGTGCTAAACAAAGTGCAGTTTGAATATTCTGGCATCGACGAGGCGTTCCCGCCTATCGATCCGGGCGTGAAGCCCTTCGGCAGCCGCGTGCTGTGCCAGATCCGTCTGGCCAAGAAGAAGACGAAGGGCGGCATCATCCTCACCGGCGACACCAAGGACACCGAAACGTGGAACACGCAGGTGGCCCGCGTTGTGTCCGTTGGGGATCTGGCCTTCAAGAACCGCAACACGCAAGAGCCGTGGCCAGAGGGCTCGTGGGCTACGCCGGGGGACTTCGTCCGCGTCCCCAAATACGGCGGTGACAAGTGGACGGTCAAAATTGACGACGATCAGGAAGTGATCTTCGTCATTCTCAACGATCTGGATCTGATCGGCGTAGTCACTGGCGACCCGCTCGCCATGAAGGCGTTCGTCTGATCCATAAGGCTGAAAGGAGCCGATCATGGCTGATGTACTAAGCGAGAAGGACGACGACGAAATCGTCGTGATAGAGACCGACGGCGTCGATCAGGCTGAGCAAGCCGAGGGGCGGGCCGACGAGGACGATGATGACGGCGAGGACGAGTCCCGCATGGGCATGTCCGAAGACGACTCAGAGGACGAGATCGTCGACCGCACGAAGAAGAACCGCGACACCCGCATCAAGCGCCGCCAGCTGCAGAAGGCCGCCAAGGAGCGCGCCGATCGCGAGTTGGCCTATCTGCGTCAGCAGAACGCCGAACTCATGCGGCGCATGTCGGCCGTCGAGGGCAACACGCTGACCCAGAACGCCGCCGGCGTGCAGCAGCATTTGCAGCAGGCACTGGCCGAGGCCCGGCAGGCTGAGCAGATCATGGCCCGCGCGATCGAGGCCGGCAACGGTGAGGACGCCGCAACGGCGCTCCGCATCCGCGACGAGGCCAAGGAGCGCGCCTCGCAGCTTTCCGCGTACAAAAATCGTTTCGAGGCTGCCGCCAAGGAGGCGACCGCACCGCGCGCTGACCCGCGCGTGACGAACTACGCGCAACAGTGGCTGTCAGCCAACGAGTGGTACGACCCAGCGGGCCGCGACGAGGACAGCGCCATCACCAAGGCGATCGACAACGCTCTGGCCCGCGAGGGCTGGGACCCGGCGTCCGCTGAGTATTGGCACGAGCTGACGCGCCGCGTGGCCAACCGCATTGGTGATGGGGACGACGCGCCTGCTCGCACCGCCAAGCGCAAGGCTCCGCCGACCGGCAGCGGCCGCGAATATGCGCCGCCAAGCACCAAAAACGAAGTAGTAGTGACACCCGAGCGTAAGCAGGCTATGATAGACGCAGGTGCTTGGGACGACCCTGTTGCTCGCAAGCGCCTACTGAAGGCGTATCAGGACTACGACCGCAACTCAGCTCGCTGAAAAGGAGAGAGCTAATGTCTGAAGAACGTATGGATGATCGCCTAAAAAAGGAACTTGGAGTTAGCCGGCAACCCCGCGCTGCGCAGGACCGTCACACAACGGAGAACCGCGCAATCTCGGATGATGAGCGGCTCGAGATGTTCCGTCTCCACCTTTACAACGACGCATTGCCTGACATTCCCGATATCCCGGGGTATCACGTGTGCTGGTTGACGACGACGAACAAGGGCGACACGATCCAACACCGCCTGCGTCTTGGCTACGAATTGATCCGCGCCGAAGACGTACCGGGCATGGAGCTTGTCACTCAGAAGACTGGCGAATACGCCGGTTGCGTGGCCGTCAATGAAATGATCGCGGCTAAGCTGCCCATGAGCCTGTACTACAGGTACATGCAGGAAGCTCACCACGACGCACCCCTCCGCGAGGAGGACAAGCTGGCCGAGACTGCGCAACTCATGCGCGAGCAGGCTGAGCGTTCCGGGGGCCGCCTTCTCGAAGGCGACGGCATGTCAGAGATGCGTGACCACATCCCGCGCAAGGGCGTTTTCGCCTGAGCCGGGTACACGCAACCCTTTTTTAAGGAAAAAGGCTCATGTCTGCCACGGTCAATGCACCGTTCGGTCTGCGCCCGGCGTACTCGCCCAGCGGTGTGATTCGTCCCACCGCCTTCACGTGTGCGTCTGGCTATGCCCAGAACATCTTCCAAAACCAGCCTGTTCGTATCGCTCCCGCCACCAGCGGCGGCGAAACCGAGGGCACCCTTGTGGCTTCCGCTGTTGGCGACGCCTTCATCGGTACCTTTCAGGGCGTCGAGTTCACCGACAGCGACGGTCGCCGCCGCGTGTCGAACAAGTGGACTGCGTCGCAGGCTGCTACCGAGATCGTGGCTTACGCCACCCTCGACCCGACCATTGTCTACGAAGTGCAGAGCAATGCCGCTCTGACCGTCGCCGACATCGGCAAGCAGTACAACCTGAGCGCCATCTCGGGTAACACCACCACCGGCCTGAGCACTCAGTCGCTGGACGTGGCTTCCGCCGCCGCCAATGCTATGGTTCGTCTGATCGGCGTTACGCCGGGCCCAGACAACGCCTTTGGCGACACTTATGTCATCGTGCAGGTTCAGATCAGCGAACATCAGTTCGTTGCTGACAAAGCCGCCATCTAATTAGGAGGGCTTGAACTATGGCTATGCCGATGCGTTCAACCGACTTTCGTTCAATCGTCGAACCGATTCTGAACGAAGAGTTTAATGGTATCTATGATCAGCGCGCTGATGAGTGGTCGCAGGTCTTCAAGGAGTTCAAGGGCATCCCCCGGAACTACCATGAAGAGCCGGTGCTCTATGGCTTCGGCGCCGCGCCGGAACTGCCGGATGGCATGCCGGTCACCTACCAGTCGGGCGGCGTGCTGTTCATCCAGCGCTACGTCTATCGCGTCTACGGTCTGGCTTTCGCCCTGACCAAGGTGCTGGTGGAAGACGGCGATCACATTCGTATCGGTCAGACCTATGCGCGTCACCTCGCGCAGTCGCTGATCGAGACGAAGGAAACGCTGGGTGCCAACATCCTGAACCGCGCCTTCAACGCTGCCTATCCGGGCGGCGACGGCAAGGAACTGGTTGCCACCGATCACCCGATCGTCAACGGCACCTTCAGCAACAAGCTGAACGTGGCTGCGGCTCTGTCGCAGACCTCGCTCGAGCAGCTGCTGATCCAAATCCGCAACGCTGTTGACAACAACGGCAAGCGTATCCGCCTGACGCCGAAGCAGATCGTCACTGGGCCGTCTAACGTGTTCCAAGCCGAAGTGCTGCTGAAGAGCGTACTGCGTGCCGGCACTGCGGATAATGATATTAACCCAGTGAAATCAATGGGTTTGCTGACCGAAGGTCAGGCCAACCTCTCGCGTATCACCTCAACCACCGCATGGTGGGTGCAGACTGATGCGCCGGAAGGCCTGAAGCTCGCGATGCGCCGTGGCCTCGAAAAGAGCATGGAAGGTGACTTCGAAACCGACTCCATGCGCTATAAGGCGACAGAGCGTTATGCGTTCGGGTGGACTGACCCCCGTGGCGTGTTCGGTACACCGGGCATCTGATAAGTACTTAAAAAGCAACGCTTTTTAGGAACTTGCAAAACGTCTCCTCCGGTATTAGGCTACAAACCTAACTACCGGAGGAGATTTTTTTATGCCTTGCCAGATTGATGGCTGCACCCGCCCGCACAAGGCGCGCGGTCTTTGCCAGACGCACTATGCCCAGCGCCTGCGGGGCTCGGACTTTTCACCTATTCGCAGCCGCGTCCGCGAAAAGCCGCCCGAGTGCATTGAGGATGGCTGCGCTGAGCCTGTGAAGTCCAAAGGGCTGTGCAAGATGCACTACCAGCGACTGTTGCGCCACGGCCACACTCGGTATCGCGATCGCAAGAAGCCGGCGAAGCGGTGCCTGATCGATGGTTGCGACAACATCTTGTACGCCAAAGACCTTTGCCATCCGCACTACACCAAGCAGCGCAAGTGGCGTGCTGCGGGCGTGGACGCTCCCCGTTACCAAGAGATGCTGCGCGAACAGGGCGGCGTGTGCGCCATCTGCGCCCAGCCAGAGCGCGCACCAGACAAGGCGTCGGGCAAGACGAAGGACCTCGCCATTGACCATGATCACGTCACAGGCGCGATCCGCGCCCTGTTGTGCAGCAACTGCAATCGCGGTCTGGGCCTCTTCAACGACGACGATGCGCTACTAGCCAAGGCGCAGGCGTATGTGCTACAGTACTCTCGAACTGGGCAAACCCCAGCTTGTCAGACCGGCCCAGCGGACGATGCACAGACTGACAGGCTACTTGTGCATAAGGACTGATTATGGCTTCGACCACATTTTCCGGGCCGGTAACCTCGACCAACGGCTTCATTGGCGCCGTCACTGGCAACATCACCGGCAACGTCACGGGCAACGTGACGGGCAACGTCACGGGCGACCTGACCGGCCGCGTATTTGGTACTGTCACCACGCGCTCAGGCGCTGGCGCTGTGCCGATCACGTCGGGCACCGTCCGCCTGACCACGACTGGCGCTGACGCCTTGACGCTGGCCAACGGCACGAACGGCCAGATCCTGACCATCATCATGGTTGTTGACGGCGGCGAAGGCACCCTGACCCCGACCACCAAGACCGGCTACAACACCATCGCGTTCAACGACGTGGGCGACACGATTGTCCTTCAGTACCTGACCACCATCGGCTGGATGATCATCAGCAACTACGGTTGCACCCTCGCGTAATCGGTATGGGGGCAGGCTGGGCGAATGGAAGTGCGCCCGGCCTGTCTCCTGTCATAGGAGGACACGCCCATGCGCCCCATCCAGCAGACCTATAACATTGAGACGGCTGACCCGAATGGCGTGGTGACGGCCGAAACCCCGGTAAACAACGTCGCTCTCACTCTCGACGGTGCCTACACCTCGGGTGGTGTGGCTACGTTCCCGTTCCCGACCGAAGTCACGTTCACCAGTACCAGCAACCTTTCGACCGTGACGTTCACAGTGATCGGTACAGACACTGGCGGCGTGTATCAGACGGAAGCCATCGTCGGGCCGAACAACAACACCGTCACCGGCACCAAGACCTTCAAGAC